GTGCAAATTGCACCTTCTGTCCAGCAGGACTATGTATCCATGTGTGCAATTCTTCCCAGGAAATAGGAATCGAGTCAGACATGATAGTGATGCTCCAGATAGCGCGAAATCATTAACGCCGCCTGCCGGTAGGGATGCGACGACGATAGCTGCTGTGTCTGCCAATAGGCAAGCACCACACCGATCGCCGCCTTCATCACCCGCGCCAACGCTCGCATGTCGCGTTCTGCTGCAGATACTGACTCTAGTGTACCACGTTGGTCAACCACGCAATGCCTTCTTGACAGCTTGCGCCATAATCGACTGAAACTGTGGTTTCGCCCGCACGATACCAACCGCCGCGCTGGTCCAATTGCCTTTGTGGTATGCCGCTTGTGGTACGTCCGGCGGGCTGCCGTGGACAAACACCGCGCCGGGGGCCGCATTGCTTAGGATGGCGCTCATCTCCTGTGTCGTTATCTTCCATCCCGCCGCAACATCCCCGGTTCGGCGGTACGGCACATGAATCGCGCCGCTGTGCAGTCGGGCAAAAAAACCGCGCCGCTGTTTTTCGCTCGCAAACACCTGCTTGCGCGGTCGTGGCGACGGGTAGGGCGCGGTTTCGTGCTGAATCGCTTGGGCAATACCGACCGCCCCGGCGCGAATGGCCGGAGCAAGGCGGGTACCAAGCAGTCGCGCTACCTTTTCCAGTCCGTCTACTTTTACATTCATCCGGGCAACACCATCACCAGATAGATGAGCACGATAACTCCAAGTACGGTTCCCAGCATCCAAACCCGTGGATTGTTGCTCATAGATAGCTTGCCTTTCAGGCGCGGAAACCCAGGTGCTTCAGCCCTGGGAGGAGCGCCCCGCTTCAGCGGCTTCAGCCCATGATGGGTTGTGACAAAGAATGTCACAACAGGTGTGACCGTAGATGACACATGGATATGCGATACTATTCCTACGGATAAGGCACCTGTCGCACAGGATAAAACGGTTTGACATCCGTACCACCATCGGTGGTTTGGCAAAAGCCCCTGGGCCGATCGGGTGAGAGCCAGGCGACTGGCGCCGTCGCAAGCAGGCGTAGACGGATACCGATCGGTAGGTTGTAGATGGATTCGCCATCCGAGTCAGCCAACCTAACTGCCGCCGGGTTTCTCAGGGATAACCCGGAATACCGGCAAATGTGCTGGCCCCGGTGTCTCTGGGTCGAACGGGTTGAGCACAAGCCCAGGAGCTTTAGCCCTGGGTAGCTGACGGGTGATACCTGAGCGTGGTCGTACAGCGGCAGCGCGCATGTGCCGGCCCGCCATCGGGGAATGCGTCCCGCCATTCCTCTTCTGATTTTCCATTCAACGGGGAACAACGTAAACATGTCCGATCATCATTGGCCGTCTGCCACACCCGGATAAACGTCAGTCCATTGTCGGCGAGATAGGCTTGGTACTGTTTTTGTGCCACGTTCTGCGAGCGGGTAACTTCGGTAACGGCGATCGTATCCGCCCGTCGCGCCCCAAACGCCGGCGCCAGCAGTTGCGCCAGCGCAGCCCGACTCATACCGGGATGCGTCACATAGGCTTGTGACGCCTGCTCAATGACGGTGCGAGTCGTGTCATCCAATTTCCGTCCAAGTTCGTTGACATATGCCTGTGACCATTGGTTGACCAGTGTCGCAGCCTGTGCGAGGTCTACGGGTACGCCATTGATCGTCTCGACTGCCGTCTCAATGGCGTTCAACGCGGCGGTCGTCAGATCGGTCAAGAGCGCAGTTCGGAGGTCATCTGATAACCGCGAGAGGTCTACCTGGCCGCCTTGCAAGATGGTGTCAATCACCGCTGGCTCATAGCGCCGAAGAACGCGCAACAGATTCAGGTACAATTTCCGCTCGGCTTCGGTCAAGTCTTCCCCCGGCTCGGCCTTGAGAAACGCCGCCTTGACCGCCGCTGGTGTTTGTGCCGTTTCCAGCGCGGTTGTCACCACGCCGATCGCCTCTGGCTCAATCTGGTCACTCTGGAACGTGCAGACCGCTGGCTTGTCGCCCTTCAATCGCTTCAGCGCCTTGCGTTGCCAGCGGTCAAGATCGGCGGCGCGCAAATCGAGCGCCTTAACCAACGGTTCTTCGGGATTTGCCACAATATCGAGCAACGGTGAGGAGCTATCGGGGATGGGCAACGGCGCGGCGGGCGGGGCCGGTGGCTTGGGTAATGGCTCCAGCCCCAGCCGCTCGCGGGCCTCGTCTACCGTCAGAATAGCCTGATTGCCGGTCAACTTCATGAGGCTGTCGGCTTTCTGAAGTTCTGACGCCTGGTAGACTTCGAGCTTCTCTGGTGTGAAGAGCAGCCGGAGACCGAGCCGCAAAAGAAACCGATCATTGATCGGTTCGTCAATCGTACTATCGCAACGCGGAACAATTGTCGTATCGTAGAAGGTCAAGCGTTCTGCCGTTGCGGTGCCCCCCGCTAAGGCATTACTCATCAAGAGTGACACGGGAATACCCATGCCGATCGCAATATCCTCACGGCTGAGTTTGGTCAACTCCGGCGATGCCGTTTCACCCGGATCAGAACCGAGGATGGTTGGTTTGACACTGGCGCTGATGACCGCTGACTGAAAAGCGCTTTGTACCCCGCGTACCATGCGATCCCACCAGGTTTTCAGTTTTTCTTTCTCTTGTGGCGGCGGGTTGCCTTCCACGGTCAGCAGAGTCATCTTGACCCCGCCCCGCCGAAAATAATTGATCGCGTACAAGCTGAGATATTCCAGTAGTCCGGCGGCTTGCAGGACCACGGCAACCGGGGCTTGCGTCGGATCAGGGCCAATCTCAGTAAGAATGGACGGCCCCCAGAACCAGCACATCTGATCCGGTGTGAGCCGTTGCGCGACCGCGCCGCTGCGATCAAACCCGCGTATCGCCTGATCGGGGTTCGTCGCGGTCATGTCGAGATCAGGCCGCACACTGAGCGGAGAAAGCCAGAATGGGGTAATGTTTTTTCCCACCCGATTCGTACCAAGTTCCCAATAGGCTTGGTTATAACAGCACAACGCCGCTTCCGTCAGGTAGAGCAGCAGCCGTATGCGAGCAATCAGCGGGCGAAGGGCGTCATCATTGGTGACATCCTTCCCGCCACGCTCCAGACGAAACGGCATACGAGCGACCGCATTTGCCCGTATGTCAATCGCTCGGTAGAGGATCGGCACACGGGAATGCGCCCGGCGCACGGTCATCACGCGGGTTCCGTCGTCCAGGTCATCAACCGGCGTCCACGCCTCCGGCGATAACTGCGAGAGCGGAATGCTTTTGATTCCGTCCGTTAAAAATGCGCTGGGAGATGACCGCATCATGGCGCCTTACGCTAACAGCCAAGCGCTGTCCAGTTGCTTCGTCCAACACTTATACCGAAGGGCATCTGGCCCGTGATTATGCATATCGAGCGGTTCACCATTATCGCCGTTGCGGTAGGCCACCATTTCATACCGGAGATGCACGCAGCGCGGATGGACCAACACCCGCCGCCAACCGTTCTCATCTGGCGCGAGCATCCGGCGCATCGTCTTGACCGACTCGGCAACCGAGGATGGCTTGCCCGTCGTGGAAATGCCCATCGCGTGTAGTCGTCCGCGTAACTCTGCTGCCGCACTGTCTACCGTCGCGTATTCGGGATCAGGATAGCCCATCGCCCGCACCTGTGCGATGTGTGACTCTTGTAATATCTTGACCGCGTAGCTTTCGGCGAACACGCACAGCCGCCCATCTGAGCGTTCTTGGATGAGCAAGAACACCCGTGGGCCACTCTTGGCGGTGTACTGTCCCGTAGACGGGTCAAGCGCGCCCTCATAGCCGTCGTCTATCGCCCACAGGACCGAGCCGGCGTCCGGCTGGTAGTCGGCAGCCTCGGTCACATTGCCATCGTCCGGCCCATCGCTCCACACATCATACACCTGTCCAGCGGCGTGGGTAAACGCCTCAATGTCATTGGCCGGATACTCACGAAGGACCAGCGCCCGATCCGCGCCAGCCTCTTTGAGTTTCTGATCACGCCAGTCAGTGCCACGATCCGGGCGCGCATTCCAGGGCAGGAACAGCGGCGTATAGCCATTCGCCCCCGCTACCGCTGCTTGCCAGAACTGGTGATAGTTCGTCCCTGGCCCATCGGCAGTCGAGAGAATAATCAGCTTGCCACCTGCGTCAATGGTTGGCTTGACCGCTGCCAGCACTTCTCGCCCCCACAGCATAAATGCCCACTCGTCGAGGATGACACCGGCAGCGGTGAAACTCCGGCCAGCACGCCGGGTGGCCGGAAGACTAATCACGCGACTACCGTTTGACCACTCCAAATTGGCGGTGTTGTCGGTTGTGAGTGTCGGCAGCAGCGCTTTGTCCTGATGTGCGTGGTAGAGAAAACTGATCCGGCGGGTGAGTTCGTTTGCTTCTAGTTGCCCCTGGCTAAACAACAGCCAGGGCTGATTCGCGGTCGTGACACATTGGCGTAGCACGAAGCCACAGAGCAGCCACGAGATACCAAGCTGACGGGCTTTGAGTAGCACCAGGAGCCGATCGCGCTCAATGACGGACAACGCCTCACGTTGCGCCGGCCAGAGCACAAACGGTGTCAGTGTGGCATCCGCGCCGGAGGGTATCTCAATCTGCGTGCGCGCCAGAAAATCGGCAGGCGTCAGCGATCGGAGGCGCTGAACATCCTGCGTGTATCGCTTCGTCGGGCCGGGCGCCGTGCTACCGCGCCACTGTGCGCGTAAGCGTGTCTTGCTCAGTTGTGTCAGTGTCGCGGTCATCGTTTCCCAAGTGCTGTAACACCGCATCTACACCGAGCGCCGCCGCGTCCAAATCGAGCGCCCCAACGAGGGCCTTGCTGACCGCTGTTGCCAGGCTCGCCAGTTGACCCGGCTCAATCCCATCTTCGGAGAGCGTCTGTAAGCGC